TTTCAAGGCTATTAACCCAGAAGGATGTTGAGGAAAGTTTATCGTAAGACTTACAACGTTTGAAGAGAGTCAAGTTGAAAAGCAGCGTCACGAGGAGCACAAAGCCGAAATTACCTTGAGCAAAATCGCACAACAAAGATCTACACAGAATTGAATTAATTCGAGGAGAGGGGATTTGATGTGAGGGGAGGCGGTCATCTCGCAAACCTGTTAAGTCATAGAGATGTTAAGGAAGGTTTAACGTGATACCTACAACGTTTGATTTGAAAAGAAATGAGCCACTGCGAAGCATAATGAAGCACAATGAATTCATTTGAGCCGAAAAGTTTTATATCATCTCTTTGGTTCTTGCACCTACAAGAGATGTTAAAGAGAGTTTATCGTAAAACTCACAACGATGGTTTTGAGGAGAAGAAAGTGGAGATACCTTGAAGCAAAATGCAAGAGAGCGAATTAAGATGAACGGAAGAGAGACAGAATGAGGGGAACGGCTGCGAGTTTAAAATATTTAAGAAGATTTTTTAAAGCCTGATTTTTCGATCAAAGACTTAGGTAATCTCTCTCCTTTTCTTTGCAACTGCAATGATTCTTTTCTAGCACCATCGGCAGCAGCAGCTATAAACGCATGATGAATTTGTTTAGTTTCAAGATCACGTTTTTTAGCTTGATCTAGATTAGCTTGATCAACATGAGTAAACATTCTTCTTGTTTGTTTACGATGTTTTCTAATACCAGAGTTTGCTTGTGCTGCTAAATAATCAACAGCTTCAAAATCTTTTAAAACAAAAAGTTCATAATCTCTTTGTCTGATTACTAAGGGTCGGTTGATACCTTCCCTTAGTTTTTCTAGACAACCTTTTACTTGTAATAAACTTGTACGTTCATCCCAAGGTTTATCTTTGAAATGTATATTCCAAAAATCAAGAACTTTCTCTTTGGAAATTTTATCTCCTTTTTGAAGATTTCTCCAATCTATTCCGTCAATTCTTGGATTTTCCATTATTCATCAATCTCCACTAGTTCAGATGCAGAGAATCTACCAAATCTAGGTCGCCATGTACCTAATCCTTCAGCTTTTCCAGCCATAGTAATGATTCTATTTAGTTGAGATACACTTAATATCTCATCGTCAACCATTAGCTTAAAAGTACATTTCCAATCTGGAAACAGTAATCTCTGAACCCAGACACCTCTTGATGTAAATGCTGTATTAGAAAAGTAATCTTGATCTTTTGTGTACATTTCTAAAGCATCTTTTGATCCCTGATATTCAATAAGTGGATCATTAGTAACAACAACAGATCGAAGAACGTCTTTACCTAACTTCCATTTAGTAGCAGCGTTTCTAAGGCAACGCAAGAAGTTAGCACCTGGCATATATGGATCAGAAAATCCATGAAATTCTACAGAGTTTTTAGCTTCGTGAATTTTTACTGTACCTTGGTTTTTCCAATATCCAGAAAAGACCCAATCTAATGCACGAAGACAAAGATGATCTTCATCATTTTTTTTCTTTTTACTAGAAAAATATGCTTTTTGTTTTGCTCCTTCACCTAATGGATCAGAGTTTTCTACGTTTGAACAAAGAAGTCCAGAGAGGCCACTTACTGTGACTTGATAATCGACAAATGCCATGATTTTTTACCTTTGCGGTTTGAGTGTTTACATCCTTAACGGACTTTTTTATATTAAACATATATTATTTATATGTCAAATTTATATTATTTGTGTTACAAAATGCAAATATTTGATATAATAAACAAGAGCCGTGAGACTTGGCTTAAGTAGATAGGTTACTTGGAAGGGGCTTATCTACTTTTTATTGTGTATAATTAAAAAACCCTATTCGACACGGCAATGGATAGGGCGTCTAGGTGGGCAAGTCTAACCGTGCTTGCCTACTGCTTTAATTTATGAGTATGTGGAATAACTTGATTTGCTTTTGGTACTAAATAAACGTCTTTGCAAATATTAAAGAAAGGACTATCCGTAGCCAGCATTATGCCCTCCTGTTTTAATTTTCCACATTCACGGATTCGTGCGATTTGCCAATCTAGTCTTTTGTTCTCCAGCACTTGCTTTTGTATAGAAATCTGTGTATCAGCAGCAGACTTGCATTGATTCTGTAAACCACGATCTAACGGAATACTAAATGTTGCAGATATTCCAAAGTTCAAAGCATAACTATCTTTATTCGTTCCAGAATAATTTTTTTGATTGAAAAGTACATTTCCTGGATTATCTGGTACACCATCGTCATCAGCATCTGTTGGATCGTAGAAAGGTGTTTCATAATAATCCCGATAAGGTTTTAAATAGTTTGCTCCAAAAGTTGTAAATGGGCTGATAGAAAGGGTTGGCCCTTGGCATACAATATTTCCACCATATTGATTAGTTGTCATATTACCCGTCAAAGTTTGTACAGCCATATTAGTAACGGAACCATTATTTGATTGCGAAACAGCATTAGCTAAAACCTGCGTGGGAGATAGCAGGATTATTGAGAGAACACTGAGGTACTTGTGACTACGCTTGTTGACTCTATATTTCTTTGAATTACTGTTACGTTTGAAACTCCACCTGGGCCACGATAAGTTTCCGTAAATTGAAATGCGTTTCCAGAAGTTTGATCGGCTAGGGTAAATACTGGTTTGTTGTTTGTTGATAAGTCTAATCCTGTCCATGTCTGACTCTCCCCATTTACTGTCCCATTAACATTTGTTGTATTTGGAGCGACTGATCCATCGGTTGTGACTCCCAATCCAGTAACAGTGTACTCATAAGAATTACCAAAATAATCTGTAGAAGTAATAGTCTCACTGATTGAGGTTGTCGTATTTGTGGTGCTACTGAGTGTACCCGTTGTGAAGTTTGGGACAACAGGCTGTGATTTAACAGGTATGGCATACAGCAAAAGCAACAATAAGAGCTTTTTCATATATCATCTTATAGTTAACTCCGTTACAAACTGTCCTGTAACAGTAGATCCTGCTCCTCCTTCATGTAATCCTGTAATCCCGTGACCTGATGTTATAGATCCAGAAAAACCATCACCACTTCCAGCCGAAGTTGAAATTACACTACCAAAGTTAGGAACTGTACCAGCAGTTATTGTTGTATTCTCTGTCCCATTGTTTGACGGAATCGTATCTGCTGCTGTGAATGATTCTGTTAGTGACCATGTACTTGCACAGTTAGATGGTGTTGCTCCGCATCCATTGATAGAATAATCTCCAGCATTAAGAGTAACTGCACCATTACTTACAGTTAGTCCTCCGATCTGATCGTTTGTATCACTTGTTCCGATATTGCTTCCAGAAGCACTATATGACGCACCAATTCTTGTGGCCTGTGTCATAGCAGCGTCAACTTTTACACTGACGCTCGATGTAAATTTTGAAGTTATATCAGCATAAGCTGGTGCTGAAATTAAAAATAAAAATGGAATTAGTTTTTTCATTTTTTAGGTGGTGTGCGGTCACGATCAACAACTTCCGCACCAAGTATTTTGATGGGTGTTTCTATTCTAATTGTTTGATAATTTCCTGACTGTGATGCTAGTAACTCTTCCACTTCTTTTTTGTTAAGTGGTTTGTCCTCTGGTTTAAATGTGCCGTCACCTCTTTTTTTAGCACCTTCTAAACCAAAACTGGCTAATGCACCAGTTAACAAAGAAGCAGGAAAAGTTATATCTTTGGGTTCGTTACTATATCCTGGGATTGATATATAGTTTAGAGAAACTATAAATCCACTCCAAGCAACAACGATAAGCCTTACTACAACTGAGATAAAAGCTAATTGCTCTTCTTTATCTGTGATGTTTTCTTTTAATTTTTGAAGAGGATTTTTTTTCTCCTGTTCGGCCATAAAAGTTAAGATTCTTGTCTAATACTAGCATTTTAGCTATGTTTGGGAAGTAACACATATTTTTTCTATGTATAAGATTCTAAAACCAATCTTATTAACCTTTTTAACTACTACTGCTGTTAAGAGACTTATTGTAGATTTGCTTCGTGCAATTTGTAAACAAACTACAAACACTTTAGATGATAGAGCAGTTGATTTGTTAGAAAAACAACTTTTTCCAATGAAATGAAAATTACTAAGTTTCTCAACATTGATATAGAACCAGCACCTCCAGAATTAGAGCTAGAAATTGAAATGCAATGTAGAGAGATAATGAAAAGTAATGATTTGGATAATGTAAAAAGATATTGCACACATATGGTCAGAAAAAAGTTTGACCAGGATGTTTTTATGGCTTCTTTGTTAAATAGACTTATAGAATTAGAAGCTGATCGTGTTGTAGTAGAGATGAGAAAAAGAAAACCAAGAAATCCTATTGCAAAGTTCTTTCGTATTCGTTAAGTTCTTCATCAGTAAAATCTCTGATAAATAATTTATCTATTTTATCAATCTCATAATTGTATTTAAGGATTGCAGTTCTTATATGTTCTGTAACCCAACGACCTTCATCATAAACAACTTGAGCCTTACCATTTTCTTTTATAAAGACATAATGATCCTGTCCTTTCATTTGAATTTCTAAAAAATTTTTTTCTAAGTTTTTACGTCTTATTTCTTTGAGTTTGCGTAATTTTTCAACTGATTTTCTAACTGGTTTCATTTTTTATAGCCTAAAGGAGGAGGTGTAAGCCAGTAGCGTACACCATTTATTATTTTAAAGTGAATATTTAGGTTGGGATCTTTAACTAAATATTCATCTTTTAATCTAGAACGGGAGATCTTCATTTACTCCTGTGTTAATCTTCTGTGGATTAATGTTGCCAAATACTCCGTATGGTCCATCCATCGCTTTAGAGAAGATTTGTACACATTGAGTTTTAACTTTTTCTTTTTTGGCAAAGTCATATACTTCCCCTTCTTTTGCTTTTGTGTTTACTAGGTTTTGTAAATGATCTATTAAATGAGTAACAGAGTCAACAGGAATTGTGAGACTCAAGACTTGTTGGCCTTCATTAAAACGATCATCGCCAATATTCCATTTAATAGGAAGAGGTAGTGCTGGATTAAATTCCATAATTAATTAAAAAATTTAGTTAATAAAGTGTTAAAGAATGAATTAAAAGAAACTTTGTTTTTTTTACAATGATCTTTTATTTTGGAAGCAAGGGTGTCATTTGTTCTGACACTAAAGATGTTTTTGTTCCAATCTTTTTTACGTTGCTGTTTGCGGAGAAGAAGCTCATTCAATACTTGTTCTCTTGCAGTATTTGCAGTTTCATCTGGTGTCATAAGCTCTCATCTATTTTAGAGATTTCCAGAGCTAAAAACTCACCATGTTCAGCAGTAGTAATATGTCGAGTAATTTTTGTATCTTTAATACTGAACTTTTTTCTGAAAGATTCGACTACGTCTTTCATCTGAATTGGTTTGCTTTGATGAAGTGCCTGTAGCTTTTCAAGAATAGTTTCCTTTGCTTCTTTGGTAATAGGATCAGGAAGTTTCTCTAATACAGATGTAGATTCTAGTTTTTGATTAGGTTTTGTAGGAGTTTTTGCTACACCTGTTTTTGGCGGTGGAGTTTTGGTAAGTGAATTACCATCATCATCATCGTTAGCAAGTCCGTAAACAGAAAGTAATCCATATCTACGAGCATAAGTTTGTGCTGAACCAGCTTCCTGATGTGCATTTTTTACGTTACTTGGAATCTTTGGAACAGGAAACTTACTGACTAAAGGTTCATCTCCAGAAACGTGCATCAATTTTGTAATGACTATTGTGATAACTTCTCCTTCTGGAGTGATCACATAATCATTCAATTGTGTATGACAAAGACCAAACTCTGTTGCTGGTTGAACAGCAAGTAAAGCTTGAGCCAATGTTGTGTATTTGCTTTTATAGAATGGATTGCTTCCATCTAAACCAGCAGCATGATGCTTTTGCTGGAAAGCGTTTAGTGCTTCAACTAAGGTCGAAGGCTGTTTAGTGGCCATGAGTAATTGTTTACTTGATAATTATATTACACATATATCATGTTTACTGCAAGGCAGCTTGTAACAATGTGTTGAATTGTTCTGGAGTCAAGACCATTCTCCATTGACCTCCTCTGAACCTAACCATACTGGCAACGAAGTCAACACCTGCGTTTTTTCTTTGTGTTTCCACTTCCCTGGGTTTTACCAAACAAGCTCTAGACTTATCTTTGTAATCTGCCACCTGTATTACGCAGTTTGGTATGCCATAAATATCTCCAACATCATCTGGTATTCCTGCTGCTAAGTTTCGTTTGCATTCAAAACCAGTAACTTCTGTCAAAAGTTCTGCTGCTTCTCTTTCAGCTTTGTCTCCTTTTCTTTTATTTGGATTAGTCATCCTTGAAGTTCTCTAATGCGTCTTTGAATATCATCAAATGCTACAACATATTCTTTATCTGTAATTTCTTTTTGAAACCATTGCCATTCAAGTGTTGCAATTTCATTTTGTAATTTTGTAATTAAATATTTTTTTCTTCGATCAAGCTCTCGATAAAGACACTTCACTTTTTAAAAATCCACTTTTTATTTATTTTAGATTGTAATTGCAATCTTTTCTGTTCTGTTATAGATAAGAAACAATCATCTAATTCATCTATTGTTTCACTAAAGTCTGCTTGGTGTGATATTGCAAGTGATCTTGAAAAATTTACAAGTGATGCACGAATAAGTTTTAGCTCACGGCCTGACACATTAAGTATGTAATCCATTAAAACAATTCCTGTTCAGCTTCAAACTTTTCCCATGCTTTCTGCCATGCAGCTTCACATCTTTCTGTAGGTTGATCAATGTTCATAATACATCTACCTTCAAATGCCCAAATTGTATTACATACATCTGGCCTTAAATCATAGTTTAGTTTCAACATTTCAACGTAGCAACCTAATTGCTTATCAGTTGAGTAAGGTTCTTTCCAATACATATCAAGATCTTCGATATACAACAGACCATCTTTCTTTCTCTTTCGCATGAAATAATCACAACTACTTTTTGTTTTTAAATCAATCAATCTTATCTGATTGGTTTTGGTATCTCGACCAAGTAAATCAAGTTGACCACCAACTGATTTATCAGGTATCGACATCATATGTTCAATAGCCATCGGTTCAAAATGTGTGAACAGTTCATGTTGAAGTAAAGGTTCAACCCATGCACCATATTCATCAGGATCAATTTTGCCATTGCCTAACATATGTTCAGCTAAACATTCATGGCATTTTTCTCCTCTGGGCTGCCATTGTGATCTCCACTTCTCGATATTTTCTTTATCTTCTTCAGACAGTTCACTACAGACTTGAGTAGTTGAATAAGACATCCATTGTTTGGTTTCTGTATTTACATATCTGTGTGTATTTTCATCTCTTTTGATTGGAAGAGGTTTTAAAAGTTGGAAGGTTTTCATTGTTAGAAATCGTAAGTTGGAAGGTCTTTAGGATCAGTAAATTCTACTTTTTCCTCTTTTGGTTTAGGTTTGGGTTCTTCAACCCTAGCAAGATTTTTAAATTTCACACCTTGATAGCCTCTTGGATATAAAGGATGTCCGTTACAGGTATCAACAACTTCTTTCCATCCCTGTGATGGTTTATCTAAATCTTTTAAAGTCCAGTAACCTTTTTTGATACCATCTTTGAGAAGTTTGATTACAGTAACCTGGTCAAATGCTCTTTCCATTAATTTTCTCCATTCATAGCTTTGTCTAAACCTAACTCTTTTAAAGTTGGTGGCATATCAGAATCAGAATATCTAAATACTTTTTGAGCAGGATGATGTTTCGGTTCTTCTGGTTTGTAACCCTTCTTAATTGGATATATATCCTTCCAGCCACCTGTAATTGCTTTTTCAAGAGCTTCTTTTCTATCTTGTGATGGAAATGACCTAAGTGTTTTAAAGATGCGGTTAGCAACGCTTGTAGTACACGATGCACCTTTTTTCTTTCTTATAGGCCACCATTCAATTAAAAGATCTGCATATTCTTTTAAATCATCAGGTATTACCTCTGGACTAATTATGTAATAAGAAAAAGGATCAGAGACAACTGATTTTGGTTTTCTTTTATTAGCAGATTTCATTTTCTGCTTAAGAATCAAACGAATATATTGAGGTATTGTTAGCTCTTCTCCTCTAGCTCCATTCAAATAAGCATGAAGATCAGAATCTAACCAAACACAAACTTTAGTTTTTTCCATTCATAATAAAGTGTTCATCACTGACAGTAGGTGATATTTATTTAGATGTCAAGCTAATATCCGAAAAATTCTTTTCCTTATTTTTATATTTATATATATTTATAATATATATATATATATATAATATTTATTTACTTATATTATATTTCTTTTTCTTTTGGTTCTTTTCTTTTTCTTTAAACGACATTCATATACTTTTTTTGCCATTCATACTTGTAAAATATCGCTATGCTAGTATTATGGTATAAGTTTGCTATTGATTATGTCTGAAAACATTACTGAAGAAAAAAGAGAAACTCTAAAAAGAATTAGTGTATCGGTTAATCCTGATGATTATCAGCATTTAAAAGACCTATCAAGAGCAGGACTCTCAATAGGTTTTTTAATTCGTGAAGCTATACACGATTTTGTTATAAAAACTAAAAAATAATCAAAGTTTAGAATGTCTACCTTTTTCTATTAACCAATCAAACTTATCAATCATATTCTTACAATTCTGACATTGTAAGGCAGACCAGGATAAATGATATATTTGACCTAATTCATTACATTTAGGGCATTTAATAACTGCTCCAGAGTATCTTTTACATCTGGAGTAACGTGTAATCGGTACAAATTCAGTCATAAATTACTTCTTCATCTTCACTAAGTTTTAAAGCATAATCAAGTTTTGGAGTACGCTTTATAGTGTCAACTTTTTTTGCATAAATCCAATCTTTTGGATTATTGATTTGTGCTTTAACAAAAGCTTTTGCTTCATGTTCATTTTTAGCATCAACGTGGTAATAATCAATGTGAGTTTGTGTAACTCTTATTTCGTATTTAGTCATAATCCATCATGCCATTTAGTACCAAAACTACTCATCATTTCATGATCAGTAGGTTCTGAATTTATTATCTTTCCCAATAAATTAAAAACTTGTTCTAAATCAATTAAATCATTAGATGATAGTTGTCTATTGGGATACCAAGTTGATTCTTCTTTTTCAATAATATCTTCTATTTTTTCATGAATAGAATTTAATTCATCATAAAATTTCATTTTTTAATCTCCATATAAGGTGTTTTAGTTTCATATAAATCTTTATTGTGATCCCACCAAGTATCGATAATATATTTATCATCAGAGAAAAAATAACCTCTATCTGATTCTCTACATTCTTCAATATAAAACTCTATAAAAGGTTCATAATAATCTGGATGTAGATTATGTTCCTGTGCTAAATTTCTAGCACTATCTGCACAATGCTCTTCATATTTTTCGTTAACATAAAGAGTTTCTTTTTCTTGCATAATTTGATTTTCTAATGGGTTATCAATCATTTTTAAAATCCTCCTCTTCCCACTCATCAAAACCATTTTCTTTGGCTTCATCCTCATCAACTTCGTAAATATCATCATATTCCCAATCTCCACAACCTCCCCATCCATTATCCATAGCTTTAAATCTAGAACCTTCTAATATTTCATCCCCACGTTGCATCCATATATCATCAGTTGTAATTGAATCAGGAACTTTCATATAAAGTTCAAAACTAGTCATTGAGTTAGCAGTAACTCGATAGTATTTGTGTTTAGTTTTTTTCATTTTAGCTAGCTAATTTAGCTTTTGAATTTAGTAAGGTTTAAGCCAAGATCGACATTCTTGGCGTAATTGAATAATTAATTTTGGATCTGTATTATCTTTTTTAGCTTTTAAATATTCTTTTTTAGCATCGTTAAATAACTGTTTTTTGAATTTAGATTTTTCTTCATTTTCATTCTGTAATTTTAAAAATCTTTCATCATCTTGATGTATTATTTCAGGTTCTTTTTTTACAATATTTATCCATTTATAAAAAGTATTAGGATGTACTTCTGGATAAGTATTTTCTAATTGTTTTTTTATTTCATCTTTTGATTCTCCTCCACGCATTAGTTCTCTAATAGTTTCAAAAGCATCATCCCTAAATTCTTTTTTATTCATGATTAAAAATTAAATAAATGTGTCTTTAATAATGTGGTTGCCTTGTTCTATTTTTATGTGACACCACTCCCTCTGCTCAATTTCTTGACGCTCCTCATCAGATACAGGATCAAAACTATTTTCAATAGTTTTATTCACTCTACGTTCCATTTCTTCATCTATCCAATCTGACATTTCAAACTCAAATTCAAAATGTTTAATAGTTGGATCTTTATCAACCCATGCTGAACAAGTGTCGTGGTAATAAGTAATTTTATAATTCATTAATCAATTCTCCTACTAGTGATTTGTATCTCTCTAATTAAATATCTGACTGACTCTTCATAATCTATTTTATTACCTTTTTGTGGTAAAAAAAATGTAGCATCCCTTTCTGCTAACTCACATAATACCGAAAGAATATTCAATAATATTCTTACTTTTTTTTCATTATTCATTGTTACCTCCATAACTTTTTATTTTGTATATACCAAACAATATTTTTTAACTTAGCTATCTCTTCTTTTGTTAGTTTTATATTTAAACTACCTATAGAATCTGGTAAATCATTATTCCAGACAAGTAAATTAAGTGCTGAATTTTGCACTTTTTTATAAATTTGCTTTTTATTTTTAATATCCATTAATTTTTATCCTCAAAAAAAGTTAAACAATTTTCTAATGTAATATCATCTAATCTTTTAATGACATTATCTTTATATAAATCTCCAGAGCTTGCTAAATGATTTATTAATCTAATAATTACTACCTGATGCTCTGGTAATAATTCTGAAATTCTGCAAGGAATTTTTATAACGTGTTCATTCATAGTTTTTTATATAAGAATGTAATAAGTATGATATCATAAATATAGTTTATGTACATACATTCATGTCGAGGATAAAACAATTCATTCATGATCATTCAGAATTTAGTCAATCTGACATTCAATCATTCATCCATTCAACCCATTCAAGCCAAAAAGTAAAAAAAACAAATTTTGATTTTTTATTTCAATTTTTGCTTTTTTACTTTTTAAAACTTAAATAATCAAACATTTAAAAGTACTCTGTTTTTAGTGTTCCCATGTGCATTAATAACAACATCGGATTTATTACCATTACATAAATTACATGTATTGCAATTAGTCTTTTTACCCTTTTCAATACTTGCCATACAGTGAACAAAGTTATCAGGATCTTTTACACTTTCATGTTTAACGTAAAAACATTTGAAACCTAGACTACTAGCTTTTAAATATTCATCAAAACTGTCAACACTTGCCATAAATAAACCTTTAAAACGTATCCCGAAATAATTTTTCCATTGATGAGTATAACCCGTATGGTTTTTACATACATCAATTATTTTTTTAACCATATATAAGGGAATAAGTGAAGGATCTCCACAACTTCCGAATCTTATAGACTTATTTCTAAAAATTTCATAATCGCCATTAAAGTAATTATATTTATTATTTTTATATGCTCTATATACATTCAATGGTGCTTGAAACCATTTAACGTAACAAGAATTATTATTATATCCAGCATGCGGACAATCTCCACAAACTGAACTTCCGTATTCCTTAATCTTAAAAGCTTTATGCGGTTCTATCCCATCGTATAAAATCCAAGTTTGTAACATATCTCCCGTTTTTTCATTCATCGTTTTTGCATTCAAGCCAGTTACAACAACAACTATTTTTTTATTATTTATAAGACTATTGCCTTTAAATAAAATTAAACCATTCATGATAATTTTTTTAATTTTTGGAAGGTTAAAAGTATTTAAAAAAATACTTTTATTTAAGGATCAGTTTTAAATGATCCCTAAATGAAAGCATTAATTTTTTAAATCTTTTATTTTTATATTTGTAACTTTTCTATGCTGATCATATCGAACATTAAAAGAGCTAATATTTAGCTCTTTAAATTGTTGTTTATTGATGTAGCTATTAGATGAGCTTTCAATAAAATCCTTATTATTGTTTAAATCATCAATAATAAGTTTTTTACTTTTGTAATCTCTTCCATATGCGGGTAATAATGTTAAATACATTTGCTTAAGTCCTGATTTGATAAAATGTAAGATTTAAATTTAATTAAAGAGTGAAGTTCAATAGTTGAATTTTCTATTGCTTTATGATTCTCTTGTAATTCGTGATTAGTTCGGCATTCTGGAAGATAGTTTCTACAGTAACCGATGTTCTCACGCAAATAGAAAATCCTATCATCAATAAGATTTTCTATAATTTTGATTTGATTGTTATTAAAGTTCATTAGTTTAGTAACTCCTTAATAGGCGTACTTTCAAACCACAAGTCTCTTTCAATTGGTAACCCTAGAGGCGGAAACTTTAAACTTAATAATTCGTCAAGTGAAAAATAACCTAGTTCCTTTTCAAATCCATCGACTAAACCAAAACATAATTTTTCGATAGGGTCGAATTCTGTTATATACCAAGTCCAAGAACTACCGCCAAAAAGTTTAACGTGGGCAATATGTTCTTTATTGTTTTTTTCATTATCCCCAATATTTGGGAGTTTTTTTAAAAGTTCCTTAGTTAGGATTTTCATGGTAAATAAATAATATGTTTACATTAATATGATATCAATTAATAGTTTATATGTAAGGTATTATTTAGGACATTCAATAAAAAAAGACATTCAATTTTTTTGCATTCAGTTTATGAGATTAATTTTTTTTATTTATTATCTATTTTTTTTTTTTTTTT